GCTTCAATCTGAGCTTTAATGTTTTCTTTTGCAGCAGCACGAGTTTTAGCATCTTGTTTCTCTTGAGCAGGAGTTTTAGGTGTAGGTGTTTCATAACCACCTGCAGTATCAGTTATTGGTTTTCCTTCCATAGCAGCTGTAGTTAATTCACCAAACCTAGTGTTATCTGGTTGTGTATTAGCAGGTGCATTAACTGCAGCAGGTGCTGGGATTGGAGCTGCACCAGGCATAGGTTTAGCTCCTGGAAGAGTGCTACCTGGAGTTGCAACTGCAATATTAGGCATTGGTACATTTAATGCTTTAGCATACCCTTGAAGAGCTTTTAAGTTAGCATCATAGCTAGGTTTTAAAGCCTTCTTGTAGTCTTCATCCATTACAGAGTTAATACTATTAAGAGCTTGGAACTGTAGTTTAACGTTCTCAGCTAAGCGATTAAAGCTTACAGTAGCTTGTTCACGAGTTTCTTTAGTCATAGCTAAACCAGTATTAATCTTATCAAGATTTAACTTCTCTTCTTTAATTCTAAGTTCTGCATTATCCATTACAGACTTTTGAGAAGCAACAGCTTGTTTAATACCAAGTTCAGCTTTTTCTGCTACAGTGAGAGAATTCTTTTCTAACATTTGTAATGTTTTAATATTTTCTCTAGGGTCCATACTAAAAGGTACTTTACCAGTATAACCTAAATCATTTTTAGCACTAGCCATAGTATCATAGAAAATCTTATTAACATCAGCACCAGGCTGCTGCATTGCTTCTAAAGCATTAGTAGCCATATCACCTACTTTTTTAGATAGGGCAGACATTGTGGTAAACTTTGAATGATCAGCTTGAGCTAGTGTAAGCTCTGCATTAGCTACTTTACCTTGAAACTCTAAGGCTGCTCTAGCATTACCACCTTGTTGGAGCTTTTGAATAACACGAGTATTGTACTCATAGATATCTTTAGCTCTATCAGCTGTAGTAACTTGTTCATTTAAAGTATCTAATACCTTAGGTTTAACAGCTTCTTGAGGTGCTACTTCTGGTTTAATTTGAGCTAAGTCTATTACATTAGAAGGTGGGGTTTCTCCAAACGCTAATGGTTTATCTTGTTGCATTCTAAGAGAGTCTTCTCTTGTAGGTTTTTCACCCTTAAACGAAGCAGTAGTACCATAGTTACCTATTAATGTTTGAGCTGTAGCAGGGTTAGCAGATGGATAGTCTAAACCACCTGGAGATAAATCATTCTCAACTGTAGTATCTTCTTTAGACATATAACCAGGGGGTGCTATAGGAACTGTAGTTTGTATAGGTTTATTACCTACTTGATACCCTTTGAGTCCTAATGAGTCACCTTGTTGATAGACACTAGGATTTACTGGTTCTGTTGTGGGTGTATTATTAGCTCTAGCATTATCTGCAAGTTGTCTTTGTTGAGCTTTAAAGTCTTTTTCTCTTTGCATTTCTTCTGTTACTGACTTACCCGCATCATCAATAGACTGTTCAAACTTCCTTTGTCTAAAGGCACTAGCAAGCTGGAAGCCCGAAGATAAACCTTCACCAAATGATTGTGCCATAATTATATTCCTTAATTAAATAGATAGTTTAGAGTAATCAACCACATAACCTGTATTAGTCATATGCACAGCATCTTTGTATTCAGGCATCTGAAGAAGATCTTGAGCCATAACACCAACTGATTTAATATAAGACCAAATATAGTTAAAGCTATAAATCTTAATACCATTAATAGTATTAATATGTTTAATGTTAGTTTTAAGGTTTCTATCAGACACTGTAGCACCCATTGTTGCAGCGTTTCCAAAAGGATTACTCATAGCTAACCCAGCCCCTACAAGAGTACCAAAAATACCAGGTACTTGACTTGGGCCTGTAGATTGTGATGTACTTGAATTTGCTACCATACCAGCTCCAGAAGCTGATATAAGGTTAGTAATCATTCTTTGCATATAATCACCAGTATACTGATTTTGAAAGTTATTAATAGCTAAATTTTCAGCCCCACTAGGCCCTATTCCTGTAGCGGCAAATCTTCTTGAAAGAGCGTCTTGTCCCATTTGACTACCCAACATAAATCCTGGTTGACTTTTAATATAATTAAGAGAAGGACCTCCACCTAAAAGCATCTCAGAAAGAGCTGATTCATAAGGAGCTCTTGTACCTTTACCAAAAAAGTCTACAGGTTGAGAACTTGATGAGGATGATCCTCCTCCACCTTTACCACCACCATAGAAAGTAAAAGACTCTACTAAAGTAGTTACCCAATTAAATAAGTTAAACATCTTGTACATTGTTAGTTCTCCAGAGGTAATTCATAAAATATAAAACGTTTAGTATAACCATAGTTAGCCCAGACTCTTTCCCAACCAGGACGTCCATAGCTATCAATTAATTTACAACCATTGTCTTTACCAAATTGTTGCACTATTTTAAGCATAGGTTCTTTCCATGTTTCAAACTCAATGCCTGCTAAAAAGTGTACAGTTAAAGCTGTCATTCTAGGGTACTTAATTATTTCAGTAACTACAGCACCATAAATCTTTTTATCATCAAAAGCAATCCAAAGTTGTTGTGGTTGCTTTAGTAATCCTTCTTTAATATCTTCAGCTTCAAATCTACCATAAGTATACTTAGCTGCTCTTTTCATATAGCCTTCAATAAGAGGCCACATAGTTTCAATGTGTTTTGTGTCTACTATAGATACTTGCATAGACTATTCTTGTTTTAGATCCAGTCTACCATTAATATTAAATTCTACTTTTTCTAAACGTAATGGGTTATTTCCTGTATATAAATATTCATAAGCTCTACGTCTAAATCTACCAAGTTGATATAAACAAGGTTTTTGTAAACTTAAGTTTATACTTCTATATCTAGACCAATGTTGATAATCATCTTCAGTATGCCTAACTTGTAGTACATCATTAATGTTATCACCAAATATAGTTAAACCATATCCAGTTTTAAAAGCATATGTATCAAAGTCTATACGGTCAGTTACAATACGCATTTTAATAGGCCCAAAAGGGTCTACATAGTTATTAGGACTTAATGTAAATACTAAACCATTAATAGCATCTAATACATAGAAGTTACCACTGTTAAATGGAAATTGTACTACAAAAGAACATTCAAAGTAGTGCTCATCACCACCAATGTCCTCAGTACTTGTAGTCCAGTAGTGCCATTCTTTTTCATTTATATCATATACAAGTGTAACATTTTGATCTGTTAATACAAGTCCATATAAAGTATGGCCAGCAATTTTATATAACCAAGAGTAGGTACCTGTTAGGTCACTAGCATTTAAATAAGTCTCAACGGCTTTAGAAGATACTCTGATTGGAGATAAGCCATCAAGCATATAGATACCTCTGCCTCCTTCAACTACAGTTCCCATCCAGATTAAACTTTGTTCTGGGTTTTGAATACTATTACCATCAGCACACCCAATTTCTAAGTGAGCAGACTGGTTAATATTTAACACTGAGCCTGTAGGATTACCAGCATCATAGAAAAAATCAGCTGTCCACTGTTTAAAAGCAATAACATAATTAAGATGTCTAGCTATAGCTTTACCTTTATCTCCTTCTGATTTAGCTGAAGTATAGTTTAAAGGTCCCCAGATATTTGGATTTTCATTGTCAGATTGCCATACTTGACCTTCAGAGTCCATAGCAAAAACATAACCATCAAGGTATACTAAACCTGGTACAGGGTTAAGAGGAAATGAATTTAAATAAGGAGTAGCTACAGCAGAACCACCCACATCAAATACAACAGCTAAAGTACCTTGATAGTTAGAACCAGAACTTGTAAGTGTAACACTTGTTACAGAACTTCCATCAGAAATATAAGTACCACCCGCACCAGAACCACTAACAGAACCTGTAACTGTAAAAGTACCAGTAGTTGCTGTGTAACCAGATCCTCCACTTACTAATGTAACCCCTGCTACTTGATTATTAATTTGTACAACAAGACCAGTAGAATCCATAGAATAACCAGCAACCTGATCATGAAATACCATATAAGGACGTGGTGCTGTTGTAGCTAATGTATTAACCCAACTAACATTTAACCCACTCATACCTGTAAGTACTTCAACTGAATTACCACCAGTAATACTATATAATTTAGTATTAGCAGCTGCATATAAATTATTATTAAATGCCCAAAGACCATTACCATCAATAGGTAAGGCAGGGGTAATTGGGTAAGGGGCTTTACCTGGTCGTTTAATAGCTAATGTTCTACCGTCAGCCATAGATTCTTTAAAACAATTAACCATCTTAGCATCTTTGCTAAAATTGTTAGTACGTTGTTTTATAGGCGTTGTTAACGGAACATTAACAATAGGCATTAACGGAAGCTCCTATTAAACCCTGATCTTACATCTGGTTGGAAGAATGTTGAAGTCCATTCAATATCCCAATCCATTAATTCATTCTTAAGCATATTTGCTTTTTGTTCGTAGTATTGTTTATCAGTAAGAGTCTTTTCATAGTCTGATGCAAGCTCTGCAACTAGACCCCACTTAAGGGCTAAGAACCATTCTGATGGGAAATCAAAGTTTTGATTAGAACTTGTAATATCTTCAATAGGTGTTTGTACAAATAAATGTAAATCATAATTTGTAGCTGTAAAAGTATTAGGAGTTAAGAATACACTAAGTTCTCCATAGTCTCTCCAAGACTTATAGTATACAGTGTTTACATTACCCTGTGATTGTTTAGCACCCAAGATATTATACTCTTGTTGTGAGATAATAGTCATTGGCATATCTGTATTTACATTTAGAAGAGAGTCTACTCTTATAGTTGCTGGGGTTGTGTAAGCACCACCTTGCATTGTTAATATGTCTCCAACAGAGTATGAACTACCTCCAGTGTTAGCAAGTTGAACACCAGTTACATAACCAGTTCCTAAAGTAAGATTACCACCAAAAGTTAAATTAAAAGAAGCACCAGAACCTAGTCCACCTGTAGCAGAAACAGGATTACTAGCAACAGCTGAATAACCTGACCCTGGAGATACTAAAGCAATCTTACCAACTGAATCAGTAGAGTTAGATAAGTTTCTTAAGTAGGCTTGGATAAGTCTTAAAGGCTTAGCAGCATTATAATCATAAGTTACTGAAGGTCCAATAGTATAAGAAGTTTGATTAGGAACTAAAGGTAACGTATACTCTTTAATAGTCCATATTTTCATACCTTCTGATTGCCATTTCTTTAAAATAAGATTTAAAGAAAAAGAAGAGTTTTCTAAAGTAGTAGCGGATGGCTGAGCCCCCTCTTCAAGAACTGACAAACTACGTAAAGCAGCTTCAATAATTTGATCTCTGGTAACTGTAAATGTAGTAGTACCTGAAGTAGCCATACTTATCCTTTATGTTTACCTAATAGTTTTTGTACTGTCTTTGTTTCATAGATACGAATTAAAGTCCATACAATAGTAAATAGAGCTGCAATAGCAGGTAGTATTTGCATTACTGTTCCAACTGCTGTAGCTATTGATGCAGTATCTATTACATGTTTAGTTGCATCTGTTAAATGTTCTTGAGCCATTATAAGTCCTTGGGT